GCGTTCAATCTGTTTATAGCTTTTCTATTGGTTAACATCGCAACAGGTTGCGGCATGGTCAATGATTGGAACGCGCCACAATGCGTCACACCGGCCCAACTGATAGGGCTAGGCTAAACTACTACCATTGACAGTCTAAAGGCTGTCATTGGCTCTTAAATCGCCAGCAATGGCATATGGCATCGGCAAGGCAAATCAAAGCCCTTGCCATGCAGACTAGCAGAGAAATGACGTTTTTTAAATCGACTAGCAAAAGAGAGAGGGATAAAAAAGGCGGTGCAGAATTGGCTAATGCACCGCCTAGCCCACTAGCAAAGAGGACAAAGAAAGGTATAACGATGCAAACTACAAAGATCAAGCTGCAAAGGTTGCAGTTAGGGCTAACCCTGGAAAAGATGGCAGAGAGGCTTGGCGTAAAGCAAAGGACATATCAACGCTATGAGAAAGGGGAAAGAGAAATGCCAAAGCCAGTTGCTATGCTGCATGAAGCCTTAAAGAGAAACGCCATTTTAGAGCGTAACGAACAACTAGCAAAAGAGAGAGGGAAAAAATAATCAACCTATGCAATGCCGCGTGGCATTACTAGCACTGCAATGCACTACTGTATTGCAGTGCTTTTTTTTTATAGAAATTTAGGAGAGCAAAGTATCAATGCGTTGCAGTGTAGCTGCGCGGCTTTTCTAAGGAACGGCAGAGCCGATTTTATCAACGCGAAATTATCTGTCAACCCCAAAACTTTCTTGAGCAATGTGAAGCCATGTATCAAGAGACATTTCACAAATTAAATCAGGATCATAAGAGAAATTACGACAAACAGCCATGAGTTGCAGTACGCACCGCACTGGCCTGTTGTTAAATTTATAAATTAAAACTGGAAAGCGGTCAGTATTTGCAGCAGCATCTATGGCTTGTTGCCACCAGCCCTGCTTGTAAACGCCACCAGTGTTGGCATGAGCCTTACATTCTATAGACCATCCAGGTATAAGTATATCAGCCTCACCTTTGATTTGATATTGAGAGAGGTTGCGCTTTGGCATCTCAAGCAGCTTATCGCCTAGCCTATCCTTGATGGCATTGATGATGGTTCTTTCAAATGCTGCACCTTTTTGTCTACTGTCAGCCATAGTTATCTAGTCCTGTTTCAATGTGTGACGCTTGTATGCTTACCCTGCCTTTTGTATCGTCATCATCAGGCACTACGTCATCAGCAAAAGCGTTGTCTGGTAGGCTATCAGAGATAGCTTGCCATGCTTGTTTGTCACGTTCAATTTGCATAGTGTGAGAATAACCAACGACAGGCTGATATAGATTTGGCTTACGCTTCCTTGTTTTTTGATCCTTTTTATTCGACATATCCACCACCATAGACCAAATGACAAACCTTACACTTTAACGCGCCATCAAGAAATGTATCGCACCTCACACAATTACCATTGGCGGCTCTCTTGGCAAACAAACCATCACCCTGCTGGATGGTGTTAGATACTTTGCCAGTGCCATCGCAATGTTCGCAATCTTCTGGCACAACCTCAGTTGGATCAAAGTAATCCCTTACATAAGAGAAACCTTTGCCTTTGCATTTACTGCATGGCTTGGTTGTAGAAGTCATTGGGCGTTACCTCACCGTTGGTTGCTAGTAAAATCTTACGCATAGTTTCTGGACAAGGAAAGCGTCTTAAATAAACATAGTGGGAGATAGCAGAGCGAGAAAGACCGCACCGCCTAGCCATCTTTGACTGCGTTATCCTATTGATTTTAATATACTCTTTCAATGTCATAATTTTATTGTAAATGATTGTTGACTGTGTGTAAACACAATGTTAGTGTCTGGGAAAGCATGGGGAAGAAAGGGATTGGCATGAAGGAATCACCACAACAGTTAAAAGACATGGGCTTATACCATGACAGTGCAAGCGGAGCTACAGCAACCAAGGATGAGATGTTCTTAAAGCTATGGCTACGCAAAGAGCATAAGATGAGTTTTCCTATGGCTGCTAGGCCGTGGGCTGGAATATCAGTGCAGCATGGTGCGAACCTTGCGCTTGGGCTGCAAGACTACAACGAGATCATTGGACAACAAGAAGGTATGTCCATTGCAGAAGCCACCCGACATATGATGGCAAAATACGATGAGTATAAGCCGAGGGATTGGGATGATGGCAAGGACGCTGAAGAGTTTGATGCGTTTAGAGAAGTGCTGCCAGAAATGATGGCTAACTCTATCGCTGGCGTAAAAGAGTTTTTCCAAGGGGCAAATGCCATAGCTGGTGAGCATCAGCGGTGGCTGGATGAGCCAAGAAGTGAAGTGCCTATCATGCTGTACCAAGACTTCAGCGGTGGCGGCACACAGATAGACCTTAAATGCTCACTACCATTACGCAATCCAATAAAAAAAGATGGCACAAGAACTTGGCGAACACCAAAGCCAAAGACAGAGCCAACTTGGATGCAAGTAATACAACAATCAGTTTATTGGAAAGCAACAGGAGAGACACCAGCATTGCTGTTTGTCACTGGGGCTGGATTTCATATAGCAACACCAGAAAATTGTGATGCGTTGTCAGAAGAAAGTCTGAACCGCGCATACAATGAGGCCGTTCAAAGCTGGGTTATTACTCAGAACTTATTGAAGGCCGCTAACGGTTCATGGCGCACACTCTTTGGTCTTGTCCAGCCGGATATGACAGAGATTGCAAGGCGGCATGGGCCATCAATCGTAACACTAGCAAAGGAAGCATGGAGAATATGATGGCAGAAATATTAGATTTGTTCGACACGCCAGCTTACAAACTGGCAAGGACACACGATCCAGCAACGAGCCACGATGCGGCAGACAGTATCAACGCAAGCCATATGGAACAGGTTGTGCTGGAAAAGATAGAGGACTTTGGCAGTGATGGTTGCATCAGCGATCAAGTGTTAGCTGCCTTGCCACACTACGGCTACAGCACTGTGACTGCCAGATATAAGCAGTTAAAAGAGAAAGGCTTTGTTAAAGTTGATGACCGCAAACGCAAGGGCAAGTCAGGCAGAGGCCAGCTTGTTATGTGGGCTACACAATACTACACACCAAACACTAGCAATGGAGAAATAAAATGAAATTAGTTAGATCACAGAATATTAATCCATCTGAAACCTTAGAGGCTCAAGTTGGATTGCTCGATTACTTAATGAAAAATGCACCAGACACAAGCCGCATTGTCGAGTTCGGGCCAGAGTTAGCCGAATACATTTTGACTAACTTAAACCACAAGAACAGGCCGCGAAAGTCTATGAAGATAGTGCAGTATTCAAGAGATATGTCAGATGGTAAGTGGCTTATTACTGGTGAGACTATTGCGTTTGGCACTGACGGTTTACTAAAAGATGGGCAGAACAGGCTTGCTGCTTGCGTCAGAGCTAACAAGTCTTTTGTCACTCATGTTATGTTTGGCATAGACCCAGCAGCTTTCTCTGTTATGGACACAGGGGCTAACAGATCACACTCTGACATTCTAAGTATTATGGGTGTTCCTAACTACAGCAAAGTTACTGCTTCTCTAAAGCTATACATGGCTTGGAAAGATGGCAAAACAAACACTGGTGCTTTCAAAATTACTAATGAAGATTTGCGAGAGTTCTATGTGTCATCAGTAGATGAAGATGCAATCCAACGATCTACAAAATTTTCTGAAAGTGTCTGGTCTACAACAGGCTATCCAGTTAGCACGTTAGGAGCATTGTATTACTGGGCGTTTACCCAAGGTGAAGAAAAGAAACTCATAGAGTTTTATGAAAAGCTGCGTGACGGATATGGCAAGGCCAAGTCACCACAAAAAGTTTTGATGAAGCACGTTAATGAAATGCGTAATGACCGTTTCCGTAAGCTTACCAGCCATGATTATGCAGTGATGCTTGCTAGGGCTTGGTATAATTACAAGCATAATAAATCATCAATAAAGGCTGATGTTATCGTTCATATCGATGACAAGATGCCAGCTATCTAGGGAGAAGAATGATGAGAATAGAGTACAGAAAGGAATTGTTTTATCAGGGTGAAATAAAATTCACAGGCACAGGCCATGTTGATATGGATGCGTTTGATGAAAATATGCACTCAGAAATCGAAACTGTTGCTACGTTTCACGATGAGGAAGCAGAAAGGCTTTGCCGTCCTGTGTTAGAGGCTTACGGTGCAGAGCTTGAAAAGCGAAACAAAAATGAGCCAGAGTGCGATATTGTTAGCCTTGAAAGAACAGTGATAAAAGACAGTGATTTTGAAGGTAAAATATTAGATATATCTTATTTCTGGGGTTGTGGTGATTGGGAATATGATGGCTTGCTTGAGTTAGGGAATGGCTTTGACCCTTACACTGATTGTGGATGGGCTGAAGACGCAACTGACATTGATGGTAAGCCTTATGATTGGGAAGGTAGCAATCTTTATTCTCAAATCCCAAAGGAAGAAGATTTTATCTTAGTTTGCCAAAAAGAAATTGCTAGAGAATTAAGGTTTGGTTTTAACAAAGATACTGATGGCTCAACACCAGAAGAAAATGCTGATTATGCTGTAGAAAAAATGCACCGCATAATCATGCTTCATCGAAATTTATACAATCGTGATTGGGATGCCGCATCACAAAAATGGTTTTGGGAGTAAGGCTATGACGAATGAAGAACACATTGAAGATTTGCATAGCCAAATGGCTAGCTTGCAGACAGAACACAACGAGGCATGGCAGCACGTTGACAATCTTCAGAAGCACGTTGAGCAATTAAACGACAAGGTTGCATCAATGGAAACTGCTTTGTCTGTGTTCACACATTTGATTGCCGACAAGCTAGGCATAGAAAGGAATACACACTAATGGCTTACGCTAAGAGAAACGCCACATTGCCAGAACATCTGAGCAAGTTAATTGTGGCTTGTGGGCTAGACCCAGCAATAGATAAAGGATCAGTTTGGAACTGCCACGGCACACCTGTCATACTTCATGCTGCCCTGGAACGTATTGCTGACCATGTAAATATAGTCTTTCAGCCACCTCAAATAATAGAAGCGCAATCACAAGCAAAGATAGCTGTTGTTTGTGTTAGTGGTAGTATGGATGCCTTAACTGCTTGGTCAATAGGAGAGGCAACGCCAGCTAACAACAAGAACGAATACCCTTGGGCAATGGCTGAGAAACGCGCAAAAGATCGTGTGATTTTAAAGCTAATTGGTGCAAGCGGGTTTGTTTACAGTGAAGAAGAAGCTGACAGTCTTAAACAAGCTGGCGGTAATTACATACCACCAGAAAAAGAGCCAGCACCGACATCAACCGCTTTTGCTAATCAGGCTCAGACGCAAGATTGGAAAACTGTTGTTGAAGAAGAACAGAAATCTCATGAGCCTAACGAGTGGGAAGCGTTGCTGCGTGAGATTGATGTTAAGATGAAGAACACCAAAACACATAAAGATTTAAAAGACTTTATGAATGGCGGTCACTTCAAAGATAGAATGGCAGCTATGCAAGCTGCTGATCCGCATAAGTATAACATTGCAAGAGATATACTTGTGCGAATGAATACTAAACTTAAACCACAGGGGTAAATTATGAGAAGATATGAAAAAGTCTGTTCAATTCGTTTGTTCAAAAATGATGAAGGCAAAGCACCGTACAGCAATAACAAGTGGACACCTTACGTTGATGGTGCAAACGCTGATGTTACGTTTCGCGGGGATCAAACCTACAGCGTCAAAGGGTTTACCAATGATGATGGCTCAATAGGGGTTAGCATTAGCAGGGTTGTCGAGTATGAAGGCGGTGACAATCCAGCAGACAACGTATCGCAAGGCGGGTTTAAGCAAGTGGCTAATACAATCCAAGGCCAGTATCACCCTAAAGAATTAGACGATAGTGACGTACCGTTCTAAGAAAAAAGTCAAGCACGTTGATAACCGTAAAGTGAATTGCGATTATTGCCAGAGAGAAATGGCGTTACATGGCGGTCACTGGGTTATCAATGGGGCTGGGCAGTTACTATGCTACAGTTCAAAGGAGAGTTGTTTTGACAAGGTGTTCAGAAATAGTAATAGAGAAAGGGATGCCGCCCAAGAAACTTACTAGGAAAGAAGTTCTGCAATCTTTGGAAATAGGGGATAGGATTTTTTGCAAAGATAGTGCTGAGTATGAAGGGATTAGGCGTACATTGTATTCATTAAATATGAAATACAGATCACAAAAGATCAGAAGGCCAGACCTAGCTGGCTATGGTTTTTATATATGGAGAATAGAATAGTGGAATAAATAGGGGGGTTATGCCCCCTTATTTTTTAACAATCCCATTTACGCAAAGATTTATTAATACGGCTGTTAGGGTTACGCGCTGTTTTCTTACTGGTCAACTTCTTCTTCATACCCTTCATTCTAGCACAAAAACTTTTACGCCTAGCAGCGGCCTTGGGTGACTTCTTAGCTTGCTTTGCAGACACAGGTGGCTTGAGGTTCATGCCCTGACGTTTAGCTGATGCCCTTCCTCTAGCGTTTAAACCGCCAGATTTGCTCTTGCCAGCCTTCCTTTGCCACGCAGGGGTCTTAGCCATCACTCAACGCCCTCATCCTGTCTACGAGCCTTCTAGCGCGATTAGGAACTTGTGTGTACCAACGGCTATCTACCATTTCATCAGCAGCTTTATCCCAATCCTTTGCATCAACGCCAGATTTCATGCCCTTAAAAGCACTAAGGCGAGGTCTGCCCATGTTAAACATCATGTTAGCAATGATATGCTGGCACTCTTCTGGAAGCTCATCAAAGTCTGGATAAAGAACCTTGCACTCATCAACAGTAACGGCAATGTCCAGAGCAAATAACTGACGCACTCGCTCTTGCTCAACAACTGTACCGACAGGTTGACCATGTTCTTCATCGTTTTCAGTAATTAAGTGACCCACGCCGCAAGTTGGCAGTGCTAAGTGATCCAAATAAATTTCATATTTGCACCCTTCATCTTCTGCAATTTCCTCACGCAAACGATCCTTGTTCATTACTTCTTCCGCTTCTTAGCAGTCTTTGCAGATTGCTTAAAATTCTTTGCTGTAGGCGCACCCTTGCTTCCAGGCTTACGCATTTTCTCACCAGAGCCAGCGGCAATGCGCTTTTTCTTGGCATGGATGTTGGCATATAAACCCTTTTTCATTTCGTTAATCCTTTTGCTTTTTCAAAACTACGCATCCCACCTAATCCCAATAAACCTAATAATACAGTCATAAGGCTATCCATGTCAAAAGCAGGATAAGGTACAGCTTCTATCCCCATGTAGGCCGTCACTACATCCATAGTTGGGAACACTAAAAAGTGAGCAAACAAAGCTAGGCTACAGCACCAGCCAACGCTAGGACGCCAGCCCGACACAAACAGGTTTCTTGACTTGGCCTCTTCAGCATTTATCGCCAACTGGCCTTTCGCTAGTTCCTGTGCGTGGTTGTCTGCCATTGTCGCTAGATCGTGGGCTAACTTGTTCTTCTGATCCTTGTCCTCTATGAACTTGTCCAGTAATCCTGTCACTGGCCCTATCAACGCTTGCAACATTTTGCCTTCTCCTATTTGCTAAAGCCTGTGCCTTAGTTGTGTGATTGTGCATACCCCACATCATCTTGTTAACATCCCACCCGCTAGTTTCCGNCACTCATATCTGACTGGCTTGTGTGATTTCATATAACGNTTAATATCACCAGCCATCTCTAACGCTCTGGCTTTACACCTAGCCTCAGTTTCAAACCACTGCTGCGCTTCCAGAACTACGCATTGATCCATGTTTGCTATGAAACAAGCTGTAACAAGTGCTTGCCACATTACTTAGCCTCAAGCATTAGCTTTATTCTAGCTAT